TGCAACCAAAATATATCCTAAAACTTCTACCATAGGTCCTCCGTGTTTAATACATCTGGTATTTTATTTGTTTCTTTTACAAAAAACATACACTGACTGTTGGCTTTGTCTGATAATGGCACAGTCAATATATGCCCAAATTTTAGTTTTGGAAAATACCATTTTACTTCTTGATATATGTTTACAATTTCTACTTGAGTAAATTCTGGTAAGAAACCAGTAAGTGGATTAAACACAAATGCTTTGAAGCCTCTGTCATTTAAACTTGTTACTGGCAATACTTCAGGATCTCCTACCATAGGATCACAAACAATAAGACTCCAATCTAATGGAACCTTAACTTGATGTTGTCCTACCTGCAATACAGCCGCAGGACTACTGAAACTTTCTAAAAATACAAGCGGTACAAAAATATAATCCGCTTCTTTAGGATTACTGTAATCTAAAACGCAATATCTTATATCTTCTATCTCTTCCGGTACCATATCCAAATCATATGATTGGTTTTCTACCGTTAATATCTTTGTCATCTATAATCCACCTTCTCGATATGAAAGGGATATTTTGCTTCTCTGTAAAATTTCTTCCTTTCAGTTAAATGCCTTTTACTAAATTTTGCACTAGAAGTTATGTCCCATATTTGCACATGGTCTTTATCTTGTGCTTTACGAATACCACGCCCGATAGACTGAATAACACGAACAAAAGACTTACCAGGCTCAATGAGTACAAGATTGAAAATGCGAGGTATATTGATGCCAACAGCCGCAACACCGTATGTTGCAACAATGATTTTGTTGTCTGTATCACTGACCTCATCATATTCATCCTTTCTGTCTTTGCTTTTCATACTACCGCTTACAAATACTGTTTCTTCTCCCAAACGTTCTACCAGACCTTGACCAGCTTTTAATCTGTCCACTAATACAAGTGTGTTTCCACTTTCAGCAAAACGTTGTATAATTGTTGCCATATAATCCAAACGTTCTTTGTTGGTTGTCAAATAAGTTAGTTCACTTTGATAATCCCTATAACTTACATTCTCCTGTAACTGAATTACATTCACATCACAGTTTGCAAGCACACCCATGTCTTGTAGTTCATGAGCTGAAAGTGCATTAACAACTTCTCCTAAACTTATTTCCAAACTCAAACGTTCGTGATCTGCTTTGGGTATTGTACCTGTTAGCCCCCAACGGATAGGAACATTGGCAAATGGACCAGTCAGCAGTTTCTTTAAGACATCTGCTTTAGCTTGGTGTACTTCATCTACCATAACACATACAACACCCTCTGCAAAATCATGTAAACCACTGTCGCTCAGTCCATCTCTAAATCTTTTCTCGAGTACATTTAAACTCTGCCAAGTACATATGGTATGGGTTTTACCCAGTTCTTTTCTATCTCCGTAGTAGACTCCTACATCAAGTCCTAGATTAACATAATCAGTCTCGGTTTGGGTAACCAAGTCTTTGTTAGGTACTATGACTATCGTTCGACCATAAGGTTCACACATATAACTAAGTGCCGCGGTAATCAAAGTTTTACCTGCACCAGTCGCTATCTCCTGCAAGCAATGTGGTGTTTGCAAGAACTGATTGATAACTTCTACTTGATAGTCTCTTAATACTATCGGTTCGCCAGCACTTGGATGTCTCGCGGGCCAAGTCCTGCTATGGAACAAGTCTTCGGTTACCAAATCAAATTTGAAATCATGTGATTCTCTACTGTCCTCTATATCAATGTGGTATCCTTCTTCTTCGAGTACGGGGAGGATATGTGGCAAACAATTTACAAAAGTATTGCCTCCCATGGTAAAAAAGCCTACACATCCATCCCATCTTCCTAGCTTGTATGCAGGAACATGATATGCATAGGGCAAAAAGAACTTCAGTTTCTTTTCGAGTTTACGACGAGTAGTCAAGGCCAAACCTTCAAACTTGCAGTTGACCTCGTCTTTGAGAATCAATTTTGTTTTCATGTTTTAATAATACGTTCAGATATCGTATTTGTCAATAGCGAGGTAGACTTGCTTTTGCTTGAAGATTATTAGCATGGTTTTCCATTCTTTGTAATTGCATTCTAAGTTCGCTAATCTCTTCTTTTAATTTTGCTATTTCTTTGTCTTTAGCTTGTAGTTCTTCTAGTCCTCTATATCCATATTCAGTATAACCGCTAGTTTCCATATTATCCGCTCACATAAGTTTTGCCATCTTTGAATTTGGCATAATGATTTTTTTGATTATGAATTTTACCTAACACTTCTTGTATTTCATTCATCTCTTGTCTAAGTTCAGGTGATGTTTCACCTTGTGCAATCGCAAGTCCTCTGCGTCCTGCTTTTGCCCTTAGAGCATGTTCTATTATTTCTATATCTCTTATTGATAGATTAAAGGTGGTATTTGGTTTAGTCATCTACATTCCCTTCAGTATTACTTATAAAAAAAGAGGACTAGCAAGAGATCTTGCTAGCCCCCAGTTTCCTAACTGGTGTGAGTGAGAGTGACGCAGACAGAGGAGTACACCAGTTAGTGTTTAGATATCCTTATGTAAGTGAGAATGGATATCTAAATTCTTTATGCCCTTCGCATACAAGTGGACTCTGCATAACTCTTCCACTTCTTGGCATTCATCTTTTTAAGGTCGGCAATTTTGAGTACCATTCTCAAACTCATCTCCCTTAGTTTGTTCTTGTTAGTGTAGATGTAATCCATAAGATCAGTCTTATCTTCATCGCTGAACTTGTATTCGTTGAGCATACCATCTGCAACGATTTGTTTACATCTTAAGAACTTGTCTCGCATTGTATCCAATGTAAGATCCAAATAGTGACAACGTGACATAATAGCATCAAGGTGATCTTTCAACTTGCCTCGTGTCCTTTCAAACTTTACGTTAGTGATAAAGATGATCGAACCTTTAAATTCAAACTGATCCGGAACACCATTGTTAGAAAGTGCTCTAGACTCTGACCTCCAACTCAATGTTCTTTTCTTACCACTATCAAGTGCCGCCTTTAGCAAGTTCAAACTCAACTCATCATAAAGAACACTATCACAGTCATCCAATACCAACACACTACCGTCAGCACTGTAATCATATAGCAACTGGTAAAGTCCAATAGGTGTCGCCGCACCTTTTTCAACTCCGAATTTACGCAAACTGTCCTGGCTCAACTTCTTCATAATGCCAGCTTCTTTGAGTACTTTCTCAACTCCAAACGATTTACCAACACCTGGAGGTCCAGTAACTACCATACCGCGAACGACCCCATCACATGCCGCATAAGTCATGTCTTCTAGGATCTCAAATCGCTCCCTCAATCGCTCGATGATTTCATCATCTGTTTCGACCTTTGCGGTTTCAGTCGATGCAACACTCTCGCCATCTTGTAGCATTTCAAAGTCGTCCTTGCTCAGCACTTTGATTCGAATGGACCGATCAGGGAATCCAGTAACTGCACTGCCATCGACAGTAACAAAGTTACCGTTTTTACCTTCTTTGTATTCTTTAACTAAAGGAAACACTGCGTCCTTTATTTCTATGTTACGATATGTACCGTTAACAATTTTTACATCTGTTGTCTGCATTGGTTCTCACTCCTTTTTAACAACTTATATATACATAATAGCATCACTACAGTATATGTCAACCTTTTTTGGAATCTTTTTTCACTATTTCCATATAATAAAGTTCATTTTCAAAAACTTCACTGGTGAATGCTCTGGTTATTCGAAGACCATTTTTTTCGGTTATGTCTTTAAATGTTTGTGGACTACTTCCCCAAATATTTTCCATAAGTATTATTTTTCCATTTGGTCTAAGATGAAATTGTGCTTCTCTAAAAAATCTAGTGTGTATGGCCCAGTTTGTATCTTTGTATTTTCTAGGATCTGTATAGTGTTTATTAAATGGGTCTATACAAAAGTGAGGAGGATTTCCAACAATCAAATCAAATTTTCCCCAACTCCTAGGTATCCTGTTAAAACAATCTGTTAAAGAAAAACTTACATTTTTTAGATTATTATTTTTAATTGTTTCTCTTATACTATTTTCTGCAATACCATACTTGTCAGCAAGTACTAATGATTCAATACCAATGTCAGCATCTAGTAATCCAAATCCCCAAAATCCAGGACCGCTAAACATTTCCAAAACACTTTTGGGTCTTTGGTCTCCGAGAAACATTTTGGTGACCGAGACAGCATCTTCAATTGAAGCACTGCCTCCGCCATCTAAATTTTCATTATATGCTATCTGCATTAGACCTGTTCAATTTTCACATAGTTGAAAACAGTCTCTTTACACTGACTGAATTTACTCACATCATGTGTCTTAACTTTACCTGTCAACATCACATTTTGTCCTTCGATGATACCTTGGATATCTGGCTCACGATTGAAGAAAAACTTTACAATGTTTTTCTCTTTGGTTAAACAGGTTACCAAATGAATATTGTATTTGGCGATAAACTTCACATCTTTGATAAAGCAAGGAAAACGCAACCGTTCACCAATCTTTCCAACGAACTCACTTGTACTACGATGCTCATCAAAGAAGTCATCTAACCCTTGACGCTTTTGCAGTACACGGAAACTGTTGGGCAAACTAGCAAGCACTGCCACACCAAACTTTTCTACAGTTTCATTTCCAATACTTTGAAGTACATTGCTTTCAAAGTCATTGATAGATCCTGCAAGTTTTTTTGCAATAAGTTCTTGTTTGAATTCATCTACAATTTTATCAGCGGTTGCTACTGTGCCTTCGCTGATTTTCATCAAGTCAGTTGCACCTTCCAACATGTTTAGAATTGTAGTTTTGTTATCATCAACACGTTTATCAGCTTCATGATCAAAATAACCATAACCGCTTTTGATAAAGCCCTGAGCTTTGTCTACTTCAATAGCAAGCTCTAGTACCTGTCGTGTATTGTATTGTGCTTTTTGACGTGCCATTTTCTTATCCTCTGTTCAACTTACTTGTTAATATTAGCATGAATACCAAATACGTCAACCTAAAATATAAAAACTAATAGTGCAAAAACAAGGAAAATTATAAAGATCCAATTGAAAATTGATTGAACAATATCAAGAAATAATTTAAAACCATTCCAAAATTTTCCAAGTAATGCCATAATGTCCTCTTTTCTAATTATGTACACAGTATAGCACCAAGACATCTTATTGTCAACCTTTTTTGGTTGCAAATGCTAGTGAGAATAAATTGCAATGGGAAAATAAAAGAATGGGCGACTGACCAAGTTCTTTTTTGGTCAGTCAAATTTTAACTGAACAAGTCCTTTTGTTCAGTATGTTTTTTGACCGTTTCATGTGTCATAATACCGTCGCACCAATTATCAGCGGCATCACGCACATAATGAAATGATTTGTCGTAGTAAGCAATAGATCCGATGAGTTTGTTATGTTCATAGAAGTTACAACACAAATATTCATCATCAATTAAATTAATTACACTGAGTCTACCTAATTCGGTATTCTCTCTTTTGTTGTACCATCCAGTTCCAAATTCATCAGCCATTACACTACTCCTCCTTGCTAAAATGCATGTCAATCATTTCGAGACGGTCATAAGCCGCCGCCATTTTATCAAGTTCGGCGATAACTGCTTCAACAATATCGGAATGTTCGCCAATACCTGCTGGCATTGTCTTATACACTTCGATGTTTGCTCTGTGTACAGCCATTTCACCTTCTGCTTGCTTTCTAGCGGCTTCTATGATGGCATCTCCTGCTTTCATGTTACTTCCTCTTTGTCTGGTGCCGGCACACGGACTCGAACCGCGGACCTGATGATTACAAATCAACTGCTCTACCAACTGAGCTATGCCGGCGACCATAGCTACTTGCTATGGTTATTTATGGTGCTCGCATCCGGACTCGAACCGGAACGCCTAAAAAGCGACAGATTTTAAGTCTGTTGTGTCTACCTATTCCACCATGCGAGCTACCACTTGGTGGTCCTGACAGGATTCGAACCTGTATCGCTCTCTAATCTGGAGACTGTGCCGGATATAAGCCGGGTGTTTTACCATTAAACTACAGGACCTCTTATTGGCGGAGAGACAGGGATTCGAACCCTGGGTACGTTTGACCGTACGACGATTTAGCAAACCGCTCCTTTCGACCACTCAGGCACCTCTCCAATTTGGCCCACTCTACAGGACTCGAACCTGTGACCTACGGTTTAGAAGACCGTTGCTCTAATCCAACTGAGCTAAGAGTGGAAATTTGTTTGGCTTCTAGATCTCGGCATGCAACTGTTTTAATCTAGTAACTTAGCCTACCCTTATGTGGGCGACACGGCCCGCCTTTGTAGGTACCAAGTAACCTTTATTTAAGAACGTAAGGCACACTCCAACTACCAACATTCATACTGATGTAATATGCAGTATCAAAATAATCCGTCATTGAATCACTGTTGTCGTACCAGCCTTTGTTCTTCCAATAACCTTCTCCTTTAATAGGAGCAGTTTTAATAATTTCATGCACTTTGTCAAAAAATGCTTTATGGTCACCATACATATGTGTATGATAATGATTGATCTGAGCATAGCCTTCACCGCTTCGGAAACAATCGCTAAAGTCTGTAGGTCCAGCTTTTACTGTTACATCAACACCGTTTGAACCACCGTGCATTTTCTTTACACCAAATTTAAACTTTGGAAATGTAGCTTTAAGTTCGTTACGGATTGCTTTTACGTCTTCTGCGGAAATGTATGCCATGTCGTCAACTCCTTGTTTTCTTAACTTACTCTTATATACTAACACCAAGAGCTCATACTGTCAACCTTTTTGACGTCTTTTTTAAAACTTTTTTATTCTTTGTTCGTGTCTTCCGCCTTCAAATCCTGTGCTTAAAAATGTATCTACTATAGCTTCAATAAAGTCACTATCAGTAACTCTTGCGCCTAAACACAGTACGTTGGCATTGTTGTGAGCTCTAGTTAGTTGTGCAGTTTCCATATCTTTGCACAATCCAGCTCTAATTTTTGGATTTCTATTTGCTACCATACTCATACCTATGCCTGTTCCGCATACTAGGATACCATAATCAGCAGTACCTTCTGCTACCATATCACATGCACGTTTGCCATAGTCTGGGTAATCGCAACTGTATTCTTCAAAACATCCAACATCTTTAATTACATGTCCTTGTTTTGTCAAATGTTTGCTTATTGCTTCTTTTGTTATGTAACCGCCGTGGTCACTTGCTAATGAAATAATCATAATGCTACGTCCTCTAATCCTGCCGCTCTCAGCTTTACAATATTGTTTATCTGAAATTGCTTTGCATCAAGGGCTTTTACTAATCCGAGGTACTTGTTTCTTATGAGTGCAAACTCATTTACTATATGTTGTTGGTCAATTACTTCATCTTCGCCATCAGCATATTTTTCAGCATCACGACTGCTCAATGCTTTGTTGTAACCTTCTAAATATTTTTTATAGTACTTGGTCTTTTTTCTGCGTTGTTCAATATTGAGATATTCAAGTATTGCTTCTATTTCTTGTAATTGGTTAAAACGGTGTTCAACAATACCAGGCATATCTCTACTGTGTTTTTCAACATTACCTTTGAGTCCACACTCAACTCGAGCTTCATCAAGTTGTTGTTCATAATGTTCAATAGCAGGAATAATATTGCTTATATCAGTTCTAATTTTAGTAAACCAGCTCATTACCAATCATCATATTCATCAGAGTCTTCATCCAAGTTATCATATTCATCTTCATAATAAACATCTCTGAGCACTCTGTCAAGAGTTGAATCGTTACCAAACCATTCATCGCATACTTCAGTCAAGTCACAAATGTTTTCATCAATGACAGCAAGAAACTTCTCACATGCAATATCTTTATCTTTTGGGTTGATATAGGGTTTTAGAGATAGCCACATATCAACATATGTAGCTATTTCTTCATCACTCATTTTCATTAATAGGTTCTTCCTCAAGTGTTTCTATAACTTCTGGTTCTTGGATATTTACCTCCGGAAGGTCTTTTTGACCCCATTCGTTCATAATCAAGTCCAAACAACCATCAGTATTGGATTCCCATGCTTTTCTAAATTGTGTGTTGACTTCACCAGTTACTGGACTTGTGTATTCCAAACGGTTACCAGTTTTCTTTAGAAGTTCAAGTTTCTCACACAAATCAACAAATCCACTATAAGGATTCATTCCTGTTTCATATGGAATCTTTATTTGTACACTTTCGAAAGGTTTAGCAAAACGTGTTTTCATAACTTTACACGCCGCCCTAATACCACGAACATCAGTAACTTTGTTACCATCTTCGTCTTCTTTGAGTTTCAATTTACGCATTGCAACAACAATACTTGACGCATAGATAAAGCCTTGTCCACCAGATATTTTATCATCTGGATCAAACATATCTTGCGAAGCATATGTATGGTTAGTTGCTACTAGTCCTACGTTAAAGTCACCAAACATGTTTACACAGTTTCTTACAAGTGCAGTAAGTGCCTTAGGCTTACGACCTAAATCACCTTTCATATCACCTTTTTGAAACTGATCGATGTCAGTAGGTGTAAGCATCATACCCAAACTGTCAATAACAAACAGTACTTTTGGTCGATCCTCTTCTTCTTTATCAGCATAGTTAGCCTTGTAGTCTTTCATAAATTCACTAATAACTTTAGCAACTTCATCAATCATTGCTACGTTTAGTTTCATCAGTGCATCTTCACTGGTGTCTACATCTAGTGCTTTTAGCCATGCTTCATCTAGTGCGTTTTCACTATCAATAAGCACACAAAAGATACCTTGCTTTTGTGCTTCTCTAATAAGGTTGCCACTGCAAATAAAACTTTTGCCTGCACCACTTTCGCCTGCAAACACAGTTACTTTGCCTAGAGGTACACCTTTGTTAAAGTCACCACTAATTAATTTGTTTAGTGTATAATTACCTGTTGAGATCCATGTATCAGGGTCTCTAAATCCGCTACTGAGTCCAGGTACACTCTTTGTAATACTTTTGCGGAATTTACTTACATCAAAAGGTCTTGCCATAGTTTTCTCCAAAAAGCCAGAGTAGGCGACTTGTGCCGCCTACTGTATTATTTTATTATTAGTTGCTACGATTTCTGATCGCCGCCAAAATGTCCTGAGCACTTGGCTTTGCTCCGCCTTCAGCTGGAGCAGTTGCCGCTACTGCCGCCGCTACTTCTTCCTGTTTTTCAGGTGGAGTAACTGGAGCAGGTGCCGGAGTTTCTGCTACTGGTGTAGCAGGTTGCGGTGTTGGCTGTGGAGCAGGAGCAGGAGCGGGTGTTGCTTCTGCCTTTGGAGCACTATTCGAAGTGTCAATTTGTACACCAGCAGGGCGATAATAGTTGCCCCAAAGCTCTGGATCATACATTTGACCATCTACACTGGCTTCGAACATTTTGCCAATCACACCAAGTTCTTCTTCACTTGGTTGCTTTGGAAGATAATCATTGAGATTAAACAAGCCATGTGTATCAATAGCCGCTCTCTCATTGCTATCCAAACTGCGTTCTCTTCGTGCCCAGCTAGATGTTGAATAGTCTGCATACTGACCTTTAGTTGTCTTAGTAAGACGGAAGTCAGTACCTTGCTCGATATCCGTTGGAAGTTCAACGAAATCACTATCCATCAAAGCACCTTTAATAATATTAAAAATACTAGGATTGATAATAAACCTACGAATTGGATTATCAGGTGTAGTATCTTCTTGCAGACTGCTTTCTACTACATAACCTTGGAAAACATAACTACGTTTTTTCCAATACTTACGACCCATATCTTCTAGTGCAGGATCTTTAAACCAAGGACGTACCTCAGCTAGTACAGGACATGATCCTGTCGGTCCCCACATTTCGTTACATGGAACGTTTACAGTAACCTTACGGCTGTCTGCTTGCCCTTTAATGCCAGCAAACTCCAAACGAATCATTTGACGCTCACGCCAAAAGTAAGTGTTGCTTGAATCACCATCTGGTAAAAAGCGTAATACACTTGTTGAATTTTCTGGGATATTCCAAAAAGGGAAGATAGCGTTATCGCCACCTGAACTTGATGAACCACTTGGTCCACGATTTTCTTGCTCTTGCAATTTTGCACGAATTTCTGCCAATGTTGCCATAGTATTTCTCCTAAATTTTGCCTATGTGTTTTTGCCTAAGTTTGCCTCGTGACAACTTAATATTGTCACTAGTATATGTGTTAAAACTTAACTTGTCAACTGAAAAGTTTATCAAAATCGTAATTAGATAATTTGCTCTCCATTGT